GGGCGGGTTTGTGATTAGCATCAATTGCCTAATTGATCGACATCTATCTCAGCAGCTACCAGACGCAATGGCGTATCGTCTGCATGCGTCAATTCATGTGCGCGGCGGTGGAATGTACCGCAATTTAACAGACGCGCCCGAGCGCCGGACATATCAACCGTTCTGGCTGTTGACCATGTTTGGTAGTCATCGTCTGTGTGGCGGATAGAAAGCGTTGTACTACTGGTATTCTTGTCGCCTAATATTTCGTAGCTATTGCAGCGCTTCCGGTTTCTGGTTCCGCCATCTGCGTTATTGGTTACTAGCTTAACGGTAATAGTTCTCGAACCGTCTTTGTAGGTTGTGCCATAAGAAACGCCTAATGGAGCGGGAGACATTTCATATATATCACCTGTTGCTTTTTCCATAATCAATGTATTGGTGAAGTCTTGCGAATTTGAAACATGCGGCCCGGAAACAGAGAAAGCGCCAAAGAAAACGCTTTGCGTTCCGGTTGTAGAATCATAGGTTCCCCACTCATGCCAAGCTTGTTCTGCAAGGTCATAGACCAGCGTTCGCTTGAATACGTTTAACGATCCGCCGACATCACATACCGCCACATCACATACAGCAATATCTGCAATAGCCTGATTAGTGCCGATGCTTCCCGTGACGGATAGAATATAGAACTCATGGCCTTCATTCGAGATATAGAACGAATCAACATTTTCACCAAAGACGAAGGACTCCATCGAGGCTAATATTCTGTCGATGAAAGGCGTAGAGATTTTTTGCGGTACACCGCCAGCCATCGCATGAACAGCCAATCCGCCGTTTTGATTGCGCGATAGCCAAATAATGTTATTGCCTATTTGCACCACGGAAGCCGCAGAGGCACAGCCAATAGTTAGCGTTTGTTGTGGAATCTTTGCGAGTGGTGAACTAGGCGCGGCGACTTGTGCATCATAGAAGAATTCAGTTGAATATTCCTTAAAGCACACCACCTGATTATGATGCTTCGCCAGTGTCACGGCGTTGTCTGCGTAAGTATTCGCGCCAACAAACGCCAGCGAATTAATCGACGTTGGCGCTTCTAAATCCATGTTATAAACGAGTTGCTGGGCAGCGCTTAGAGTGAATAAATAGCTATCCACGGAAACAGGCGCTCCGATTAAATCCGTTGGTAAGTCAGCATCCGTTACCCGCGTTACCGTTCCGCCCGAAGCAATCATAAATAATTGCGAAGGGTAGGAATCAGTCTTAGGGATTTGCAGCATAGTAACTTGAGCCGTACCGTTTTTCGTTTGCTCAAAGTACACCTTGCCGCTATCGGTAAGAATAGGGCTTACCCGTGCATTAGAAAGCGTAGCCGCACCAGGGTCAGCGCCTACACCCGTCACGGTAAATGTGTCATTGGCTACACTGGTAGTCGAGACCGCCGCAATCGTTTTGACGCCTGTATACCCTGCTGCAAGGGTTGCTCCAGTTATGCCGCTTATATTGACCTGCTGCGTGGCAATAAACCCATGTGCTGCGGCAAATACATAAGTCAGCGTACCGCCTGCCGCTGCTGAATAACTTGCACTGGTCGGTGTCTTTCTAATTATTTCGGTAACGGTTGAAAGATCGTTTGAAATCTTAAACAGCGCGTCACCAATGCAGGCGTAATACAAGCTATGCGGAGAACTATAAACAAACCCGCGCCCAGTTGTTACGATAGACGATGTAGCGAGTTTACTTTTCCAACCCGGACGCTTAACAATCGCTGGGCCATCACTGCCACGCTCAATATAAGCATTGAACAATAAATAGTCAGTGGTGTTTAAGTACGAGCGATTGTTATTACTGTCAGCGAATGGAAGGCGAATACGTGCCATCAGATTTTTTATCAACCAGTGACTATCAATTTCCAGGAGTACGTGTCAGCAGCAGATTTCATACAAATATATAAATTATCTGCTGCACCAACTCCACCTGCTAGGAAATAAAACATACCGTTTAACGCTGCTGTTGCTGTAGGCAATGCGGTAGTTGTATTAGTTAATTGATGCCAGCCCTTACCAACCAATGCGCCATTAGCATTTACACCAGTTGTATATGCTATGGAATATCCGGCACCAGCGGCAGTATCGTCACCAGTTCCTACTTTTACCCATTCTTCCATTACACTGTAATCAGTAGTAAGGTTAAATGCTCTATTTGATTTATATGCTTTGGTGTTAGAACCTGTACCCGTCATATTAAAATGATCGACGATACTGTTTGCTGCACTGGTGCTATATCCAAAATTAACCACCGCCCCATTTGTAGCTTGAACAACTTTCTTGCCATACAAATGCACCACAGTCGCGCCATTTGCAGCGGCAGAGGGTACCGGATACCTAAATGTAACGGTTGTTCCAGTTACACTAAGTTGCTTGCCATAGAATATCTCGCCATTGGTTAGGTAAAGTGCGAAATATGAGTTTTGAGCTATGCTTGCATTCGTGGTAAATGTCAACGCGCCAGCCGCAACCGCACCATTTAAAGTTGTTGAACTGTCAAAACATCCAATCTGCCACTGGTTATCGCCAGCAGCCGAGATCATTGTATTACTTTCCAGATTTACTATTGATCCGCCTTTATTAGCTCTAATCCAACCGCCATTAGGCCCACTGGCATCATCTGTATAGCAATTTTTTAAAGATAGCGTTCCAGAAGCAAGGTTATGCTCAAATGCAAATTTAGGCCACGGCTCACCAACCCATGAAACAGTTGTAGTTGCGTTAGCACATTTCCCGAAAGTAATAGTTGGAAGTGATGTTGATACATAGCCATAACCAGGGTTGGTTATAACTAAATTAGTGACTGATCCTCCAACCACATCATAGGTTGCTGTAACCCCACTACCATCTCCGCCAGTTACAACGATGTCGGTGTACCCAGTGCCATTTGTTCCACCACTACCTGCTGAATTGATTACAGCAGAAACACCACCCATATACATGCGGCTGAAGTGGCAGTTTTCATAACGAACTTGTTTTGGAGCGGTCGAACTGTTCGTATTGTTACCTAAAGTTGCATATTGCTTGCATGATTCGTAATAGCAGGAATCAAACGTAATTGCGCAACTAGATGCTTGATAAATATTGGCAACTTTTCCACAGTGCATAAAAAAGCAACCAATAAACTTATGTGCTTGATTCGAACCCGGACTTGTTGCTGCCCATGGGCTATCATAATTATAGTAGAGAGCATTATTCATGTTCTCAGAACCAAGGTCTAAACTAGAACCCCATTGACAAGAAACTGCTACAATACCGTCTACGTTATATCCAAGACCCCAACCATATACGGCATGATAGAAAGAACAACGCTCAAAATAATTAAATCCGCAATCATCAAGATTCATTAATGTTTCAAAGTAACGAATAATTACTTCTTTCATTGTGAATCTATTTACAAGCGTATGGTGTGCAGCCGTTGTTGTTGCAAAGTGCATTCCAACAGAGCCAGAAGTTGTTTTCCCTGGCCCGAATAGTGAAAAGCTTTCAAAGTTTAGATACTGAAGAACTCCAGTACTAGAAACAATATTATCTGATTCGATTACAAATGCTTTTCCAGAACCAGAATAAGTAATTCTTGTGCCCGTTTGTGATTGGCCGCGAATCGTAATCCCGCCTCGATAGTCTGAACCATCAGAAGGATAACCATTAGAAATAGTAATAGTAGAAGAGATTGTACAATCACCAGCCCCAATCTCTACAATACCACCTTGGTTAGATTGCAATATGTCGATTGCATTTTGCAAAGGCGTGGTAATGTCGCCACTTGCATTAATATATATGTACGGGGTCTTTGTTGGCCACATTATGCAATACTCCACTTATCCGTTGATGCCCCTGTAAATTTAACGTGGCTAATTCCTGAAAATGCCGTCGTCACTAGCATTGTCGTTGAACTTACATCATAAGCAGGCTCAAAATACTCGACTCCGCCATCTGTGCTAAATTCAATCTTCCGTGTAGCATCTGCTGATTTTAATGTGAATGTCGTTGGTATTTGATAACAGGCACCAGCAGTATTTATGACAAGCGTTGTGCCATTCAATGACTGCAAAGATGATGCCCCGTTGTGTTCGGCTTTAAATTGTCCCATATTCCGCCACTCCTAAATTTGATCCCTGTTTATTGAAAACACACTGCGATTTATGTACCCGTATAAATATCAGACTTGCCACGCTTACCAATAGCGTTAAGTTGTGTTGTTTGCATGATCGGCGCTATTGAATTAAGGCGTTTCAATGCCGATCTAGTTTCTTTGGCTTTGTTGAGCACAATCTGAATGCCAGTGCTTGCTTGTGGATATTCTGGAAGCATTGCTTCAGCAAGGTTGTAAGCCAACGTATCCTCATAACCTGGAGGCAAAGCGATGCTAGTGCTTAGAGAAGATAGCGCCGTGACAATGTAGTAAGAGCGCAGATTTAGAATATTAGTCGTTGACGGCGATGGGTAAACCGTTACCGATGCAAGCGGGTAAGTAGTCTCAAATTTGTAGTAATTCGGAATGTCTGACGTTGATGTTTGCTTTTGCGGGATCGTTGCATATTGCGCCGGGGTAAGTTCTGTCATTGGCGGATAGTCGATACCATTTGCCGTAACATACATCCCCTCTAGGAATACAGGTCGCTCGATGTTGAAATCTCCACCTGAACCTATCGTGTAAGTCTCTTGCCCTACCACCATCGTTTTAGTGGTTTCGATCACGTCATAAGTTAACAGCTTGTCATTCTGCATTGACTCCATCAGCGCTTTCAAAGCGACTAGGAAATCAGCAGAAACGCTTGAATCCAGTGTGGTGTTTGGCTCACATAGCCCTAGCATGCGGCCTGACCTGTTAATAATCGTTTGCGCTGTTGCCATTACGCGGCCTTGGGCTTTCTACCGCGTTTTTTTGCGGTATCAATCTGGATCACGTCTTGATTTTGTTCGGCTGGTTTAGGCGATTTCCTGCCATACCATTCGGCAATGTCCGTCACCACCCAGCCATGTTTTAGGCATTCTTCTAGCTCGGCCTTGTTGACATTATTGCAGCCGTGTTCAGGGTGCGTGATAAAGATCATGCCGCTTTCCTTTCCGGATCATTTATTCCGCCTGGCTGCATCATTAGGTATTGGTGGAAGTTGCCGACATATGCCTTATTAAATCCTTCCCTATCAACTGCGTTATGGGTCAAATCCAAGTCTGGAACAAGCCAAATATCGCCGCATTTCTCGCACCAGCGGCGGCTAAATGCGTAATCCTCGCCCCACCACAAGCCCTCATGAGCGCCATGATTAAACAGGTCAACAGATAGGTTGTATTTAGGCCCGTAGCACAATTCAGGGTAAGCGCTCATGAATTTGTCTACGGCTTCTTTAGTTATTTTCAGAAATCCAGCGGGTACAGTATTGGCTTTGATTGCGCCATCTTCACGGACTAGAGGCGTACCCATAGGGCCAGTTTGTACTGTACCCATAAAGCTAATTTCATCCGCCTTGAAGCGGTATGTACCCGCTACAACATCGCCTTGCGTTTCGATCAATGTCAGCAGGTCTCGAGGTTTCCAAGATACATCGTGGTCAATAAACATAATGACATCTGCTTTGGCGTCCAGTGCTTTTCTAAGCATGGTTGCGCGTGCTGCGCTGATATATGGGTTGCCAATTTCGTTTACCATGCCTTCATCCCATCCAGCCGCTTTAATCAACGGAATGGATGCTTCCAGGCTGTCTAGCGTCTGTTGATACGGGCGCTTGACGGTAGGAATACAAAACACAACCTTTTTACTCATTTCACTCCCACGCACATTAAGTTGTAGTTTGGCAATCGGGTTGTAACTGCCTTAGTAAATCCTGCATTGAGTACGGCTTGTTCTAGCGTTTTCGCTATGAAGCCAGTTCTGTGCGCCATATACGGCATAACATGCAGCAATGAACGCAGACCATAGAGCAAATCAAGCCCGGTAATCGTGCCGCAAGGTGCTTCAAATAACGGTTCTTCCGTAGCTTTCACATCTTCCAAATCCGGCACGAAAATCACCGAAAACCCGCCAGGTTTAAGCACGCGCACAAACTCTGTCAGAGCTTTCGCAACATCATGCGGTAGCAAATGTTCCAGCGAGTGTGAACATAGGATTGCATCAAACTCTCCGATGTCGCCCATATCCGTCATACTCGCCAGAATGTCCGGCTTATGTGTATCGTCTATGTCTAGTCGCGTTTCTGCGTAATCCTGCAAAAAATAGGGTAAGGGGTCGCCACCGCAACCAACATGCAGTAACTTCCCCTTAGTCAATTAAGCGCCGCCCTTCCACAACCCCAAGCCGGTCAGCGTTGCCGCAACTTCGGCAGCAAACAGACACAGATTGGTAGATACGGAAATAAACGAAGCAGCAGAGACTACCGAAGCGGCTTGTACAGAGCTTGCACGCTGTACGACAGGTGTAGAACCATAAAAGCCGATTTTCTCGGTAGCCGACTGGCCCATTTGAGCGCCTGCGGGTGAGTTATAAGTGACTTGTTCGTAATCTTGAGCAGCCATGTTGTTCTCCTAGAAAAATTAGAAAGAGGGGTTTCCCCCTCTATTGATTAAGATGCAGCCGCGCCGATCATGCGGCATGCCCACTGCGGGCGAAGCGCCGCCATGCCGTACAAGATATCGATACGCATCAACAGTTCATCGTTACGAATGTCAGACGCTTGCCACACACGAATGCTTAGACCGTCCTGATTCATGCGTACACACTTATTGGCGTCATCCATCAGCGGTAAGTCAGCGGTAACGAATTGGAACGCTTCCGGGTGGTACATCAGGGATTGGCTGTATACACCAGAGTCAGCACCGACAAAGGTAGCCACTTGGGAATTAAA